ATTAGACCCCAAGAAAAAAGATATAGAACAATTAGCAAGAAAATTATTTAATCCTTATGCGAAAGAATTAAGGTTTGATAATGAGGATTGGAAAGTTTTTTTAAGCCGATTGTCCGAACTTGAACAAGCGGTGAGGGAAGAGGTTGTTAAGGGTTTAATTAAGTGGACGCAGAGCCAAAAAAAGAAAACGGACAAAAAATTTTCAACCGATGAGCGGAGATATCCTCACGGTTACAATCAAGCAATTGATGATATTGTTTTCTATCTTAAATCACAATTAAAATAATTGAATTAAACTATGAAAGAAGAAAAGAAACGAATAGCAGATTATGTTTGGCTTAGCAAAACCCAAAGAAGTTGGCATATTTGGGCTGGGAATCCCTTCTGTATTGGTCTTTATAAAATTCCGTTAAAAGAGAAGACTGAAGCAGAAATTATTAAACTTGCAAAAAGAGAAAATGAAAAAGAAAAAAAGAGATTTACTAAAATGTTTCCTGATGTTAAATGGGAAGTTATTGATTAAAATAAAGATATGAAAAGTGAACTTCATTCAAGACTTCAAGATAAAGCAAAGGATTATTTACTTGCGAAAACTTACTGGATAAAAGCGTTAGAAATGCCTACTCCCATTGGAATTATTGATGCGTGGGGTATAAGTAGAAGTCGAGATTTTGAAACTTGTGCGATAGAAGTAAAGGTTTCTAAAAATGATTTCAGAAGCAGAAGTCAAAAATATAAAGAATATAATTCTGGAATGATTGCCAATAAGTGTTATATTCTTTGTCCCGCTGGACTTATTCAACCAGAAGAAGTTCATCCGTATTGGGGACTTTTGTGGTATGAAGAGGGGCAAAAGTTGATAAATAAAAAAAAGCCGACATTTCTAAAAATGACAGACAGACAAAAACTTGAAATACTTATTCATTTTTTGAGTTCGGGAGTAAATAATCCGCCAACTCTATAATTATTAAAGAAATAAAAGTTTCATTAGACCCTAATTAAAATAAAGAGATGAGAGAACCCTACTACACAGATAACAAGCAGACCATATACTTGGGAGATTGCTTAGATATCTTAAAAGAAATACCTGATAAGAGTTTTGATTTGGTTTTGACTGACCCGCCGTATGATAAAGATTTTGACTTAGATGGATTTATTAGGTCTTTTTTGACAAAAGTAAAAGATAATGGTTCATTGATTACTTTTATTTTTCCAGACGATATTTGGAAAATTGAAATTCCTTCATATCAAATTTGTGTTTGGGAAGAGTTGTATTCTCCACAAGGAAGAATAACAAAAAAATATAGACGATTTTTTGATTTAATTTTATGGTTTAGAAAAGGGCAAGACTATACTTTTAATAATTTAACGAAGTATCAAAACAGAGGTGTATTTAATGATTATTTTGAAGATAAAAACGAAAAACAGCATCCATATCAAAAACCCTTATCGTTGATAAAAAAATTGATAAAAATTCATAGTAATAAAAACGATTTAATTCTTGACCCTTTTATGGGAAGCGGTACAACCCTTGTAGCGGCTAAATTACTTGGTAGAAAAGCAGTGGGAATAGATATTTCCCAGCAATATTGTGAGATAGCGAAGCAAAGATTGTTACAAGAGGTATTATTTTAGACCCTAATTAAAATAAAGATATGAATGCAATAAGAAAACCAGTAAAAGTAAATTGTTGGCTTATTACACAGGATGAGTTAGATTGTATTTGGCAAAAGACATTAAAAAAAGATAAGCATATAAGTGTTTTTAAGAGCAAATTACACGGAGCGAATGCTTGGTTTATGAAAGAAAGAAAAAATGACTACGGTAAAAGAAAAGGAAGGAGAATGGTCGTTGCGCAGATTGAAACACTTGAAGGGAGAATGATATTGCGAGGGGGAGATTATTTAATTAAAGGTGTTGCTGGTGAATTCTATCCTTGTCGAGCCGATATTTTTAAGAAAATTTATCAGATTATTAAATAAAAGGTCATCAGATCCTAATTAAAATAAAGAATTAAAACTATGAAAAAAGACTGGACAGGAAATAAAGCCACTGCTTTTGCTCAAATTGGAACTATTTATCAAACAAAACAAACCAACCCTAATAGAGGAATTGATTATTATGCCACTCCACCAAAAGCATTAGAGGATTTACTACAACGAGAGACATTTGAACGAGTATGGGAGTGCGCCGATGGCGAGGGGTATTTATGCGGAGTATTAAAAAAATATGGGCTTTTAGCTAAGCATTCTGATTTGATTGATAGGGGATGCGGAGAAACGATAGATTTTTTGAAATGGGAAGGGGAGTGGAATGGAGATATTATTACTAATCCACCTTATCGTTATGCAATGCAGTTTGTATTAAAAGCATTAGAGATTATTCCAGAAGGTAGAAAAGTAGCAATGCTTTTGAAAATTCAATTTTTAGAGGGAAAGCAAAGGAGAAAATACTTGTTTAACAAAAATCCACCCGCCAGAATTTATATTTGGTCTAATAGAATATCCTGTGCCCTAAACGGAAAATTTGACGAAATAAAACACGAAAGCCCAATGATGTTCGGCTGGTTTGTTTGGGAAAAGGGATTTGGGAGAGACCCCATTATTAAATGGTTTTAGAAGCAAATTAAGATTGAAAAGAAAAATTAAAACTATGACAAAAGTTACTTTTACCACACCCGATTTACCCCCCACCAGCAACCACCAGTGGCGCAGTGCTTTAGCGCACGGACGGCCTTATACATACCTGACGGATGAAGCTAAGGCGTGGCGTGAAAAAACCCGTTATGAGTTTGCTAAGTTTATGCGTAAACATGGCATAGGTTTCTATAAATCGGGCGAGTTAGTAAACTTAACTATAACATTTACAGTTAAGCGTGATCGTGATATTGACGGCGGTATTAAGCCGGTATTAGACGCCTTGCAGGGTGTGCTTTACGACAATGATAAACAGGTTAATACCCTGACCATTTATAAAGTTAAGGGTGAGCCTAAACTTTTTATTACCGTTAATAACCCCAAAGAAAATGCCTGATTATTTGCCAACCTACGATCCAAAGCTCAATAAACCGGAAGGTGGACGGCCTTTGTTTGACGGGAAACCGTATCACGAGGTGATTTCAAAACTGGAATATGTTTGGGCTATGCGCGGTACTGATACACAGGCGGCGGCTTTTGCCGACATTTCTAGAGTTACTTTGTGGAGATTGCTAAAAAGCCGTCCTGACGTTTTGAAACGGAAAGAAAGATTGTTGCAATTACCTGTATTAAAAGCCCTAAAAACGGTAAATGATAGTTTAGAAGACCCCGACCATGCCAAGTGGTTTTTGGAACGAGTAATGCCTAATGAGTTTGGGCTGAAAAATAAAGAACAACCATCATCCGGTCCAACAGTAAATATCTTTGGAGATGTGAAGATTCAGCAGATAGTTTCGCAGTTCGAGGAACAATTCAAACAAGCGCTAATGACTAAACAACACCCTAAATATGTCGAAGCACAATCAATCTCAACAATTCAAGAAACTAACATGCAACAAGTGGCATCTGCTGGCGTTCCTGACGCTATTGGAGAGATACCGGGAAGTACCCTCGCAGCCGGTGGCGGAGATAATTCAGGAAGTGGGAGCAACGGTCAATTATCCCAAACTCCACAAGGTAAATATGAGACTGAAGCGGTGGACGAGCCCGGCGAAGAACCTAACATTGCTGAAGAAATGGCATTTGCTGAAACTGTACGCGTGGCTAAGGATACCAAAACTCCGGCTGATAAACTGGTGGTATCGCAGGTATCTCAAGAAACTGGAGATTGAGGTAACGGTTGAAGTACGGCGGGACTTAATGATTTGGCTGGTGAGTTTAGCCGCACTGTTACTGAAAGATGTGGCCTTATTGACACTAGACGAAAAGAAAGCCCTGTTCAAAGCCCTGAATGAGGCAAACTCTAATCAATTAACTATCATGCGCTAATATGGCTGAACCAAAGACCAAAGAGAGCAAGCCATTCAAAGGCATCCAGCCTGAGCCGTGCAAGATGTGCGGCAATGAGATGAATATCATGGTGAAGTACGACCAGTTTCGGGATAAACTTAAAATGAACTGCACCTACTGCGGTTATGAGTGGTTTGAGGATACTTTTGAGAAAAGGCTTGCTAATTTACCCCCTAATCAACCTAAGAAAGGAGAATAATTTAATGCCTAAAATATCCATAATTACGCCATCACATGACCCGCAGTGGCTTAATTTTACTATGCAGTCGGTATTGGATCAGACATTTCAGGAATGGGAGTGGGTAGTAGTGCTTAATAATGGCGCCAAGTGGGATGGCAAGATTCCGGGCGCTAATATCAAAGATGACCGTATTCGCATTATTCATATTGACGGCAAGTTTAACTACATCGGACATATCAAGAAAATAGCGTTTGGTTTTGCTTCGGGTAATATATTGCTTGAATTAGACCATGATGACTGCCTCGCGCCTAACGCGCTGAAGAAAGTAGCTGAAGCCTTTGAGGATCCGGAAGTTGGTTTTGTTTATTCAGACTTTGCCGAGTTCAAATGGCCGTCGTTTGAGCCTAATTTATTCGATCCTCGCTGGGGCTGGACTTACTACCCGGTAAAGTACAAAGAGGGCGGCAAAACCTGCAATCTAATGGCGGCTCATGCCTTCCCGGTTACCCCTGCTTCGATTGGTTATATTTACTGGGCTCCTAACCATCTGCGGGCATGGCGTAAGGATATTTATGAGGCTGTGGGAGGCCATAATAGCGAATTAGAGGTGGCTGATGACCATGATTTGATAGTTAGGACTTATCTTTCAGGAACAAAGTTTTTACACATACCTGAGTGTCTTTATTTCTACCGTGTATATCCGAACCAGAATGTCGTGATTAAAAACGCCCGTATTCAAGAGCTGACTAAACAAATTTACTTAAATAATATAACTAAAATTGCCCTAAAATGGAGTCAGGATAATAACCTAAAGGCCTTAGATTTGGGAGCTCGCTTTAATCCTCAGCCGGGTTATACTATCGTGGATATAAACCTGCCTAAGGAACTTGAGAAGCAAGGGCATATTAAAGCCGATTTATCAAAACCTTGGCCTTTCACAGACAAATCGGTCGGCGTTATCCGCGCTTATGACTTTTTGGAACATTTGCCTGACAAGCAATTCACCATGTCGGAAATACACCGGGTGCTGGCGCCGGGTGGTATATTGCTATCCGCTACACCATCAACTGACGGACGAGGAGCTTTTCAAGACCCTACGCATGTATCTTTTTGGAATGAGAACAGCTTTTGGTATTGGACTAAAAAGAATTTTGCTAATTATATTGACAACACTAAAATGTTCGCGCGTATTCGGCTTGAAACTACTTATCCCACAACTTGGCATGAGGAAGATAAGGTGCCTTATGTATTTGCTGATTTAACGCCCTTGCATGATGGCGCACCGCGCTATCCGGGGTATGAGGAGTAATTTTTATGAACGAGCTATACGCTATTCTGGCCGGCTTTGGCTGGGGCTTCGCAATCACACTGGTGATTTGCTGGTTAATTGGCGCCAAGTGCAGAAAAAAGCGCCACGAGGCTGATATAACTGATTTTATTGGTGATAAATCAATTGAGAAACCATTATCTAAACCAAATGGCAAGGCGGTATTCTTGTCTGATTTTACCGAGACTGAACTTAAAGAATATCAGAAAATGGAGTTACAGGGCTGGAGAAAGCTATATGATAAATTAAGAAAATTGGTATGAGTATTGAGCGATTGACTAAACATGTGCAAGACAAACAAGCGGCTCTTGAGGCCGAACGTCGCCGCAAGGCTCTAAGCGAGCGGGAAGTCATTATTAAGCAGGCTTTGCCAATGGTTGATTCAATAGACTTTTATTGCGACCGGTGTCGGGTTGATTTTCACTCCAGAGGCTATAAAACCGTTCAAAGGATATTTGACCCGCCTATTGCTTTTTATGAAGGCAGGTGTCGCTGCGGGGCTTGGTGCAGGCGTTTTATCACTGACCAAAGCCAAGACCCGTATTATCGCAAGAGCCGGCGGGTGAAGGAGCTGGCGGAGCGGTTTCGCAAGGATATGCTTCAGCCGGGTGAGCCGGGATTCAAAACTCTTTATGGCGACCCTTATGCTAAATTTTATGAGGAAATGGAGCGTCAGGAGCGAGCTAAATGGCAGAAGAAGCCGAGTGTGACGGTATGACCAATTTGAACCAAACAATTCAAGGTGATGTGCTGGCGGTACTCAAAACTCTAGCGTCCGAGAGTGTTGATTGTATTATTACATCACCGCCGTATTACGGATTAAGAGATTATGGAGTAGAAGGTCAAATTGGGCTTGAGCCGACATTGAATGAATATATTGATAAAATGCTCAAAGTAACGGCAGAATGTAAACGGGTACTAAAAAAGTCGGGTACGATGTGGTGGAACCACGGAGATTCCTATGCCAGTAAGGGTAACGAGAAGTCTCGATGGGCCGGTGATGGTAAATTATCAAAAGCTGAACACGGACGAGCAAGGATAAATGATTACCCGGAAAAATGTCTTTTACTCCAAGCCCACCGTCTTGCTATCCGGATGATAGATGAGCAGCTGTGGATACTCCGTAACATTATCATCTGGCACAAACCTAATGTAATGCCCTCAAGCGCTAAAGACAGATTCACGGTAGATTATGAGCCAGTATTCTTATTCACTAAAAGTAAAAAGTATTGGTTTGAACAGCAATTTGAGAATTATGCTCCCGCAAGCGATGTGAGATATAGACAAGCGTTGAGGGCGAACAGAAGTTATAACACAAAAGAGCCGTATAAAAATAACACTCCTTATAGCGGTAATTACAAGCGGGGACAAGGAAGTGTAACAAGTAGAGGAGATGATCCTGATGAATTGGTAGTGGGCGGTTTTAATCCTCTCGGTCGCAACAAACGTACCGTTTGGAAAATACCCACACAACCCTATAAGGAATCTCACTTTGCTACTTTTCCTGAAGCATTGATTGAACCAATGATACTGGCGGGATGTCCTCCCGGAGGAATTGTTCTTGATTGTTTTATGGGCAGTGGTACTACCGGCCAAGTGGCTGAACGGTTAGGCAGAAGATGGCTTGGTATTGAACTCAATCCCGAATACGTAAAGCTGGCAAATGCGCGTACATCTCAACGTAGCTTAACTTTTTAACCACCAGTTAGAGTGTAGTTTACTTATAAGTCCTGTTTATAATATCCCCAATCTTTTCCACTCCTGTGAATAAATTTAATTCTTGGCTCTTACTATGTTCTCTTACAGATAATTCTCTTACTTTGGGAGCGGCCAACTTGGCCCATCCAGACCGGCCAACAGTGTCCTCTCTTGAGCGGCCAACTTGGCCTATCAGGGAATAAGCATTGCTTTTACGGAGTCCTCGCCTGTGGATAATTACTAATCCGGCTATAACTAACTCATCAATGTACCTTCTGATACTCCTAATTCCAACCCCAAGAATATCGGCAATGTATTTTTGGCTAGGCCAAGCCTTATTTTCACCATTGCGGCGCGTAAAAAGCACGGCATATACCATTCTTGCCTCTAAACTGAGGCTTTTCATGGCCATTATGTCTTTGGGAATAGCCCAAAACTCACCCGGTATTCTCGGCATAAAATTGTCCTTTCTAAGCACAAAACCAGTAAGGAGATGGACACATCGTTGGCACGACATGGCTCCTTACTGGTTTGATGCTTGGAAAAATAGCCGTGCTTAATGTGTCCATATAACCATTGTAAACCTTTATGGACCTAAGTCAAGCCTCAATCATCGGTTTCTTGTATAAAAACCGTATCGTAAATGAGAAAGAAGAACCTATCTCATTTGAACACAGGCTTTTTTTGTATGACATCTTTAGGGATTGGAGCAAGTATCAGGTAATTAAAAAAGCGGCGCAAATTGGGCTATCCACCACTATGATTATTAAGAGTTTATTTGCGCCACGAGCTTTTGGCTGGAATATCATATACAGTTTGCCTTCAGAGCACGATGTTAATAATTTTGTGGCGGCCAAGACCAATAAGATAATACAAGCCAATCCCGTCTGGCACGGCTTGCAGACAGATAATATTGAGCGGAAACAAATCGGTGATAGGTTTCTGTTTTATCAAGGGACTGTGTCCAAGTCAGCCGCCATTATGACCACAGCCGACCTTTTAATCCATGATGAATTAGACCGTTCTGACCTTGTAAAAGTGGAGAATCTACGTTCTCGCGTCAAAGCCTCAAATTATGGCGGCATTTGGAAATTCAGCAATCCCAGCGTAGAACGGGCTGGCGTGGATTTGGAGTGGCAAAAGTCTGACCAGAAAGAGTGGGAGGTGCTTTGTTCTAACTGTCAGTTCTGGCAACAATTGAGTTGGCCGGACTCAATTAACTTAAAAACTAAACAATATCAGTGTAAAAACTGCGGTAAGGAGTTATCTGACAAAGAACGGGCTTATGGCCGTTGGGTGCCGCAAGCGCCGGGAGCGCCTATTTCCGGTTATCATATTTCGCTATTGATGGCGCCGTGGATTCCAGCTAGTAACATTATTGAAGAAAGCGAGCTAGACCAAGAACATTTTTACAATTTTATCTTGGGTGAACCATGGAGTCCGGGCGATATGCGAGTATCCCGCACAACCATACTGGATTGTTGGACACCTCGTAATTTAGAAACCGGCCGCTGGTTTCTTGGGGTGGATGTTGGAAACCTAAAGCACTATGTCCTTGGCAGTGAAAAAGGTATTGTCAAAGTAGGTAAATTTGCCGATTGGAATTTTTTGGACGAATTGCTGGAAAAATATAAGCCAATATGCGTGATTGACGCTATGCCGGAAAATACAATGTCCCGTTATTATGTAAAAAAATACCCTAATGTGTTTATGAACTACTATAAACTAGACCGTAACCGTAAAGACTTGATTATTTGGGGAAAACGCACTAAACAATCTGACGACACGGGAGTTGTATTTTCTGACCGTAACAGACTTATTGATACCGTAATCACTGATTTACAAAAGGCTAAAATACTTTATGGACTGCCTTCAGATCGGGATTTTCGTGAATATCTTAAACACTGGGAAACTATGCGGCGTGTTAAGGTGGTTAATAATATAGGCATAGAACGCTATGAGTGGGAATCTACGACCGGACAAGACCATTTCGTACACGCCACAGTTTATTATTATTTGGCTCTACAAGCCGCCGGATCAGGGGTAGTGATAACCGAGACACAGACGGCTGAACATGGTAAGCTGATAGTACAAACTATGGAGGGGCCTAAATTGAGAAGCCTAAAAGAGGTGATGGAGGAACAGCAATATGGGAGTTATTGAACGATTGGCCAAAAGATGGTGTGTTCCGGCCGGATTATTGGAGGATATCTATGACCTGCTTATCATTTCCCCCAGATTCAGTTCATCTCGTGAGCCTTATGGGATACGATATGCAGCCATGAGCCGGCGTTTGAAGTATATTTACCGGGTGGATGTGAATGAACGTCAGCTACGTTATTTAGTCAAAGTTGTGCGGCGGGAGCGGAGAAAAAGTGTGTAATTTCAAAACATTTTCAAAACTGATTTATTTGGCAATTTTGTATAAAAAGTGTCGTATCCGATATTTTTTTATGCCGGTGTTTTATTCTATAAATGGAAAAATATGTACGATATTTCAAAGTACAGTGATAATGAATTAGCCGAGCTCGTTGAAAACCGATGGCGTGATTCTGATACGCTATGGCAAGAGCTTTTGAAAATAGCGGAAGATAATCTGCGCATTTACAAAAATAACCCTAAATGGCTGGAAAATCTGACCGTTAAGCAGTCCAAAGTAAGGGATAATCGTATTTTCCGCAATGTAGAAAGTCTTATTGCCGGCGTTTTAGCTAATTTACCTAAGCCAAATGTGATACCCGGACATGACACTCCCGGCTCAAAACAGCTAGCTAAAGACATTGAAACTATTGAGACTTATCAGTTTGAAAATGGCCATGTCCGAGCGGTATTGCGTCGTGCTTTGCGCGGGCTTTTTGTTACAAGGCTTTTCTTAATCAAACCTTATTGGGACACGGCGCAAAATAATTTCTCGGTAACATGGGTAAATCCTAAAAATATCCGTATATCAAAACTGGCCAGCAAGGAGATTGAAGCCGATGCTATAATTGAGGAAGTGGAATCTACTTACCCGCAGATGTTAGAGAGGTTCCCCAAGAAAACTGATGTGATATTAGAATTGGGCGGTTATTCGGCCGGTGAAGAGGGGATAAAAAAGGCTTATTTGGAAAATCGCGCCTGTAAATACAAAGAAGCATGGATTGGTGATTATCTGATTTGTAAGTTTGAGAATGAAATTTTGTGGAGTAATCCTAATCCATATTGGGACTGGAAAGGATTGTTGTTATCTGATGAGGAATATAATAAATTGAAACAAATTGGCGGCGGTTCAGCCAGAGTTGATATATTAACAACGGCACGGGCTGAATATGAACAAAGACAAAATCAAATGGAGGCAGCCAAAATTGCCGGAACTGAACCGCCATATAAAACTTACTTTTACAATTATTGGGATAAGCCACGAAAGCCTTATATCTTTGGGTCTTTGTTTACCATGGAGAATAAGCCTTTTGGTGAAACATCTCATATTGAGCAGGCCGCGACTTTGGCCGAACGTGTGGATGAGGGGAAACGGCAAATAGCCGAAAATGCTCGCTGGGTTAATGGTGTAACTTTGATAGATTCAACGGTTATGGAAAAAAGTGAAGCGCAGAAGCTCAGGTACCAGCCCGAAGGTATTATTTGGGGCAATGGCGCGAGTGTTGGTGTAAAGCGTGTTACCGGCACTCCGTTGCCTGATTTTGTTATCAGAGACATTTTTGATAACCGTGATGAGATTGATAACATCATGGGCGCGTCCAGTGCGTTCCGCGGTATAAGAGAGGGTGAGGAAACCAAAGCCGGCCGTCTGGCGCTTATCGAGCAATCGTTTATGCAATCTAACGAGTTGATGCAAGTGATAAACGAAAGCTGTCGTGATTTATTTGGCTGGTGGTTTCAACTGATGCGCGTAAAATATACCGATTATCACTATACCAAGAGGCTCGGCAATGAAGGCGCGTTAACCACAATCCAGCTAATGCGTGATGAGATTGATGATGGTATTCAGATTGAAATAATCCCGGGTAAGGCTATACCGCAGGATGCTCAATTCCGATTAGAACGCGCGACTGAAGCTATTAACATGAAGCTCATTTCCCCAATAGATTATTTTGAACAAGCCGGTTTTGATAATCCGAAACAATTAGCTAAAAACGCGCTTGTTTACCAAATGAATCCGGCGGCGGCTGTTGGTATGAGTCCTGAGGAGATTGCTCAGTTAGCTCCGCCACCTCAGGAACAACCCATGGGCAATACAGCCGCCGCAGGCGATATCCCGCCTGAAGTAGCGCAGCGTATTAAGTCAATTTTGGAAAGCCCTGAGTTCAAAGCCTTGCCGCCCGAGGAGCAACAGCAAAAAATTGCCGAAATAAAGCAACAGCTTAATTTTAATCAAACCAATTTATGAAAAAAGAAACTTCACCCAAACCAATAGTGTTAACAATACCAAAACCGCCAAAACCGATGTTACACATAACTTCTAAGGATTTACCTGCCATTAAGGAGTGGAAAATAGGCGAAACATATACTTTGGAAATCAAAGCCAAACAGGTGTCGCTAAGCCGGCATGGAGACGAACCGTACTCAGCTTCTTTTGAAATCAAGGATATTAAAGCTATTGGTCCAAGTTCTAAACATGAAGAATTAAAACAACGTTATTCTTAATCATTATTTTTATGGCCTCGGCTAAAGATACATTCATAGCTCGTAAGATGCATGAGATAAAAACTAAAGGAGTTAGGCGCAATACCCATGCTCCGGTTTCGGCTGTTAATCCTAGGCGTCAGGTAAGCCATGAGCAGGCAATAGCGATTACGTTAAGCGAAGCTAGACGCAAAGGATACAAGGTTCCTGCCAAACCCGCTTGAGTTTAGTGAATGGCTCGCCTACACGAGCCAATCAGTGACCTCAAGTCACATTTTATAACCTAATAAGGATCAAGCAGCACAAAGCAGTCTCGCTCAACGAGACCAAGCAATGTGAGGGCAGTCCAAGAAAGGTTCAACAATATGGGTACAGAAACCGTACCTCCAGCTCTTTTCCAGAGCGAAATGCCGGATCCGATTACATCAGATTCGGCAACCACTCCACCGGACACGCCAACCGATATCTCTGTTACAGGAGATCAATCACCGGCGACACCGGTAACAGGGGAAACTTCAACGGAAAATACCGAAGAAGATACTCCTGAGCTTGTTAAGATGCCTGATGGCCGTGAATTAACAGCCGCAGAAGCGGTGCGGGAAATGAAGGAACACTTCTTACCTGAATACACACGAGCCACGCAGGAATTAGCCAAGCTAAAAAGCACCTTATCAACCCCCGCAGTAACAGAATCAGAATCAGTCAAGCATCCTTGGGATGACCCTGACTGGGTTCCAAGTACGACTAAAGAGCTTCTTGACGCTGCCGTAGCGCGTGTTGAGGAGCAACAACAAGCTAAAGCCGCTCAGGAAGCAGCCGCTTTAGCTAATTTACGTGCTGAAATTGAAGCCCAGTTAGCTGAAATTAAAAGTAAAGACCCTAATCTCAACGAGGATGACTTGTTTGCCCACGCCAATCGTTTCAAATTTACAGATTTACGTTTGGCCTATGACAATATGGTAGAGATTCGTAACCAGCGAAAATTAGCTGCTGAAGAAGCAGTTAAGAATCGTCTTGAACGCGCTCAAGAACCGATTAGCGGTACACCGGGCGCGCCGGGCGCTACTCCGGGCGGAGTAGATTGGAATAAAATCTCAAGCGCCGGCTCTACTCTTGACTTGGTTCAGGAAATGTTACAACGCGGGAAATGACACTTAATCAATTAACCTATGACATTCTCAACTCAAGTTACGTCGGTAACACGTGAGGCTATCGTGCCTAAAGTGTATGATACCGTCACCAAAGGTTCTCCACTTCTAATGTTCTTGCTGCAAAACGCAAAGCCTTGGAAGTCAGGATACCGTTACGACGTACCTATCAAATACGCCAAATCCACCAAAGGTGGTGTGATAGGCATCGCGGATAAGCTCGACACCCAGCGTTCCACAACCCGCACTAAGATGCAGTTCGAGCCAAAGATGATTACCAAGCCGGTAGTCGTGGCTGATATTGAAGAAACTCTTAATCAAGGCGATGAGGCCGTGCTTGACCTCTTGGCAACAGAGTTCGATTCTATTGCCCAAGACCTTATCATTGATTTGGCCGCCGAGCTTTATGCCGGCACCGGTTCAGGTGACCATTGGGACTCGTTGGCAAACGCGGCTGATGACGGAACAAATTACGGCACTTATGGTTCGCTCTCTCGCACGACTTATCCCTCACTCAAGGGCTATTATCTAGCTTCAGCCGGAGCTCTTACTTTGGCTAAGTTAGCGACTGCTTTTGACGCGGTGGAAATTGGCGTTGACAAACCAACACTTATAGTCACGACCAAAGCTATTTGGTCAACCTATGAGTCACTTTTGACTCCTACTGTTCGTGCCGGATACAGCCAGCAGGGTTATCCTCAAATGACCCGTTCCGGTGTAGTGCCTTCGTCAGCCGCTCTCAAGGGCACACAAGGCTTTGACGCTGTCTGGTACAGAGGCACTCCGGTAGTCAAGGATGAACAGTGTCCATCAGGTAAGCTGTTCCTTATCAACACCAACTATTTTGGCTTCAAGGGTGTTAATCTCAAGGGGTATGAAACTCTGAACTTCAAAAATACCGGTGATAATGGAGTTCCGGCCGGTGTACCCGGTTCAGCTCCTTCTACTCGTGGTTTTAATTTCACGGGTATGATGCACCCAACTGACCAGCTCGCTAAAGTTGGACACATTGTGTATGCCGGTAACTTTATCAGCGAGAACCCAAGATTGCAGGGTCAACTCACCGGCGCGAGCTAAACAAAAATAAAACACTAATTCACTAACCCGCGATGCGGGAAATAGTCTTGAGGGGTAACCCTAAGGCTGAAAGGATAAATAATTATGCGTTCAATTACATTTCAAGACGTACTCCAAACTCAAACAACCCCGGTATGCAAACTGGGTGAGCGTGCAATTACGCCCGATGGTCGTGAATGGGTGTATGTCTATGCCAGTCAGGCTTTGTCTTTAGGGCACGTTGTAGTACCTAATGCGGTAGTTGATGTTGATAATGTCAGTTCGTCATCTAATGGATCAGGCGAGCGTGTTTATATCACAAAGGCTTCGGCCGGCTGGACTGTGGACGCTTACGCCAACGGCTGGGTGCTTGTGAATGACGGCACCGGTGCGGGTCAGGTGGCTAAAATCAAGAGCAACACGTCAGATACACTGGAACTCTACCCGGAATATAAATTAGCCACTGCTTTAGATTCGGCTGATTCAGATATTCTCATTTGGACCCAGTATCAGGTAAGGAAAGCCCTTGTTACTTCTAAACTCCAAAACGCTACCGGTATTGTCCAAGTCGCATTCGCCAGCGGCGATTACGGCTGGGCATTGACTAAAGGTATTGGTACGGTGATTGCCGGTGAAGCTCTTACTGTTGGCGGTAGCTTTGTTACCGGCGACGACACGGCAGGCGAAGTTGTAAAAGGTACGACTGCCAAAGGTGCGTTTGATGAAGAGCCTCTTGGTAAAGTGCTTTGCGCTAACAGCGCCGCTGATAAAGGAGCTCTCGTGCTCGTGAACATTGCATCTTAAGTTTGGATGTTGCGCTGTTCCGGTCATTTGGCCGGACGCGCGTAGCACCTAAGCTACATCTCGGAACGGCGAAGCCGAGACTTAAAAAACGAAAGGTAATGCCTTATGGCAACACCATATACCGTGATGAAGTTCACGAATATAAGTTCCAAGGACTTCACACATTCATATCATGGTCAGCCCATCTCCGTACGAGCTGGAGAAAGCCTGCTTCTGCCAGCTGAAGTGGCTGACCATCTTGCGACGCATTTAGCGCGTCGTATCTTATTTGATAAAGCCGATACCGCAAGCCTCGCAAAAGATGAGCCGCTTTGGAGCGATACTGTAATCAGTAAAGTTAAAGGGCAAATTCTGACCGAGGCTTATGTTAAAGAACCGGTTGGAGTACCAACCGAACAAGAGCGTATAGCTCAAGAGATTAAAGCCCTAAATGAGGCTGAACCGGGCGCGATTAGGCCTGAAGAAGTCGCCCAGCCGGACACATACAAGGATAAGCAGGCCGTGCTTGATGAATATGCCGCTTTAGGTATTCCGGTAGATGCGCGTAAATCAAAAGCTGTACTGATAAAGGAGCTGGCTAATGCCAAAGCCAATATGGCTGTCGTGCCGCCAACTCCGATTGAAAAACTAAAATCGTCACTTTCATAACATGGAAGCCCCGCCGCAGGTAATTGAGTTAGAGGCGCGATTGATTGACAGTTTGCAACAACTGTCGATGCAAATAATTGCGGCTCGCAATGAACTTGCGGCTTTGGAAACTGCCCGAGAGGATTACTTAAAGGCTAGAGACCAAGAAGCCCGAGAGCGTGTAGCTCGCGTTTATCAGGCAGCGAAAGACACACTCTCGGAAGCAGGGGAGTATTTATCAACTATTAAAGGTTATACCGCCTCGGTTCGTAACATCGTGAATGAAGTCAAAGCTATCCGCCAACGGGTAGATGAGGACAGAAAGAAGCACGAAGAAACGGTGGCGGCCACTGAAGCCGCGCTTGACAAGAGCGCCAAAGAATTAGCCGAGCTAACCATAAAACTCCGCGGCGAACGTGCGCTTATCGAAGGCGAACGGGCGCAACTTGAGCGTGAACGAATTAAAAACGCTCAGGAAAAAGAACGACTTGCCAGTGATAGATACTCCCTTGCCATAGCTATCAAAGACCTCGAAAAACTAAAGCAAGAATTAAATCAATAACTAAAATAGCTGCATAACTATATGGCCACTGCTAGAGATGACAATAGGATAGTAGCCAAGCAAGGCGAGTCTAGTACCACCGGCACGGCTATACCGGTGAATATCGACCCGGCGACCGGACGATTATTATTGGATATTACCGATGTGCCCGCAGGCACGATTGTAGCACCGAACAAAAACAGAGATGATAACCGAGTACCGGTAGCTTACGGTGAATCGACGGTGGACGGTACGGCGACGCCCATTCGTATCAATGCCGTAACCGGACGGGTCTTAACAGATATTTTGATAACAGTATAACTAAAAAACTATGAGTAACGCTTCACACGACGACAATCGGGTACCGGCGATGATGGGTGTACAATCCGACGATGCTTCTATTTTGTTGCCCGTAAAAATCAATCCGGTAACCGGGCGCATATTAGCTGAAGCGCCCGGAGCACAAGGCCCACAAGGTCCTCAAGGTCCACAAGGAGCTACCGGAGCTCAAGGTCCTCAAGGTCCACAGGGCAATCAAGGATCTCAAGGAGTCCAAGGTCCTCAAGGATTGCAAGGCCCGCAAGGAGAAACTGGAGCGCAAGGAGCAACCGGAGCTCAAGGAGCACAGGGTGCGCAAGGTGCTCAGGGGGCAACCGGTGCTCAAGGTCCGCAAGGAGCGACAGGTGCTCAAGGCCCGCAAGGAGCTCAGGGCGCTCAAGGAGCACAGGGTGCGCAAGGTGCTGCTGGTACTTTAGGGATTGTGCATATAGCTACTACTGATTTTGAAAACTTAACAAGGTTTTCTGGCGCAGCTGGAGGTACCGGAACACGGATACTTACTATTTATGGAGTGGATTTACTAACAGGGACAAATTCTGGTTCATACGCCCATATCGGCTGGATGCCACAATATATCAATTCTAAGTTGTTTAATGGAAGCCCGACGGTTTCATGGTGCGTATCATTAGATAGGTTTACCGGTAATGGTGACGCGGTAGTAGCTATTGGTATGGATTCATTTTTTGGTACTTCTTTTACATATACTGGTAAACATGTTGGATTTAGATTTCAAAAAATCTCTGGTACAGTTTCGCTTTATGCAACAAACGGAAATGGAACAGCACAAAAAAGCACATTATTAGTTTCTGGTGTCACGGCAGGTGATACTTATCAATTAGTCGCTGTTATGAATGGTAATTCTTCAATAGATTTTTATTATCGTGTTAATGATGGAAGTTGGTCAGCGGCGACAACTCATACTACTAATATACCCACCGGTGATAATGGTGCGATAGGAGGAGCTATTAAGAATGATTCAGCTGCTGATTATGAAATGTATATTACAGGAATTAGGTATCAACGATAATTTTATGTCTGAACCACAGAATAATTTAGTTTTTAGACTTCTAGAGGAATAATTTTATGGGAGCTCAAGGTTCACAAGGCGTAATGGGACAACAGGGTTTGATGGGTCCGCAAGGACCTAGAGGCTTACAAGGTCCGCAAGGCGTGCCGGGTGGTATTCAAGGTCCGCAAGGCGCTCCCGGTGGTCCACAAGGTCCCCAAGGAGATGTTGGACCGCAAGGACCTCCCGGACCGCAGGGTGTAAATGGCAATCAGGGAGCTCAAGGTGATACCGGAGCACAAGGTCCTCAAGGAGCGACAGGGGCGCAAGGTCCGCAGGGAGATACTGGAGCTCAAGGAGCAACCGGAGCACAGGGACCTCAGGGAACAACCGGAGCTCAGGGTCCTCAAGGTGATACCGGAGCACAAGGTCCTCAAGGAGCGACAGGGGCGCAAGGTCCGCAAGGCGCTCAGGGCGGTAATAGC